TTTATTGAGAGTATATCTTCCATAGCTTAATTTATTAAATCTGAGTCGTAGTTGATATTTAGAACTAGTTGAGCATATGACAATTTAATATCTTTTAATTCAACTAAAGTAGTCATAGCTTTAAGCTGATTACTTTCACTGTCTGCTGTGGTTATAGCCCAAGTACCATATTCACTTAATGACTTATTTGTTGTAATGCCTAAATCTACTAAATCATTAAATAATACTGGCTGATTTTCTTTAGCTGTACCTAAAACCCAATACCACATTTTACATTCGCCCCCTGTGGGAGCTGAAAAAGTAGGTTTAGTTGTAGAGGGAGTTGTTAGATTGTCATATTGCACTATCTCAAAGCTTTCAAGAGGTTTTTGATTACTGTTATATGGTTGGTTCTTACCATAATAAAACCCTAAGTCAATAGCACTTTTCATAGAGCATTGAACACCACAGAATTTTCTTAAGTCTCCAAACCTAAATACATTTGTTTTTAGCCTATTTCTAGTTTGCGTTCTGAATTGAGAAATTATTATTTCTTTAAACTCAGATTGCTCGATTATATCTCTTAGAACAAGTATATCTCCCTCTATTTCATCATCTGTACCATCAGGGTTTACATTAATAGGTGTTTGCCATGAAACCTTATTAGAAGTAGTATATTCTCCACCAACATTTGGCATAAAAGCTCCTACATACTTAGCACCAGCAGATACATCTCCCATGTTTAATGCAACATTATTATTTGCTATATTCAAGGAATAATCTACTACAATTCTATTTTCAGGATTATACAGGTTAAAAATTGGATATGTAATAGCATTTACGACTCTGTTGGTTTGACCATTAACATCGGTTTTAAACAATCCATTTAAAAGAGTTAATAACCAAGTTTTATGAGTGCTATTTGCCAACCCATTTGCAAAAGCAGTAAGGCTGTCAACTAGATTTTGAAAGTTGTGAGTTCCATTGTAAGTTATCGGAATAATAGTACCATTCCAATACCATTCGGTTTCAGTTGAAAATAAACAATTTGCAAAACTAAATTGATAAGTTTGAGCTGTAAAATCATATGGGTACAAATCCACCTTTTGAAAAATGCTGTTATAAATAGTACGAGGTTGATTAAAAGAATATTGAGTATTGAACTTAAACATTTTATAAGTATTATTACTAATATCTGTCGCAACAGTGCCAGAAGTCCACATTTGATGTCTAAGTCTAGCCTCTGTTATTAAATTATATTTAAAATACAGACCTGAATAATGTGTATATTCTGACATTATTGACATTGCAGAACCTCTAATGTGGCAATTATGCAATCCAGGTTTTAAAACATTGTTTCCAGTATTAAATGTAATATTTACAATATCAGCATTTATAAACATATAATTACTATTTGCAGTTAAAGTCACATTTCCATTTATTCTACTTTTACCATCAAAAATAACATATACTTGTGTACTAGTATTTGCATCAGTAGAAGGTACGTTTTCTGTGCTTATTCCAGAGAAAACTCTATTTACATTTGTAGATGCTACTGTTATAGATAGTAATTTAGTCAATGTAGCGTAAGGATTACTTTTTGTACCATTTCCAGTAGCATCATTACCTAAGTGCCTGTCAGAATAAATAGTATTAGCTGTTTTAAGGTTTGTAATGTCGAATGTAGCATCTATACCACTTCCACCAGAACTTGAAACATTACCTACTACAGAATAGCCATATCCATGATATTCCAAATTAAATGTTAAGATAGCTCCACTACCATCTACAGTTAAAACTTTAACAATAGCTGACTTACCTGTCACTACATTACCAACTAAATTTAGTATATCGTTTTCAACATAACCACTACCTCCGTTTACAAGAGTGATAGCATCTATTTCAGTGCCATCAAAAAGCTCAGCACCTGTTATTGTATTTTTATAAGTGTTTGTTATCTCCATATCGTGAAAGTATTAAAGTCATAATTTTCCGACTCACTGTAATATTCAGCTTGTATAATAACATCTGCTATTAACCATTTCTTAGGTCTGTTAAAACTGTCTGTTTCATCAAAACCTTCTGAAAAATTTATACTTGGTTGTATGTTTTCAGAAAAGAATACTTTAAATTCTTCTGATTGTTCTTCAAGAACTGCTCCATTTATTATATCTATCATAATTCTATAAATTTAATGTTAGCATCTGCCGAAAGTTCTCCTTCAGCAATTGTTATATCATCTATTGCAAATTCAGTGTTGGCTGGAATAACAACATCTATTAAAGTGTCTTTATCATAAGTATTAGAGCCAATCGTTAAACTTATATTTGTACAATTACTCATCAAAGTAACTTCTGTAAATTTTATATCTTTAGAGTATTTCTGTTTTATAGGATAAAAAATCGCATTTGCTATTTTATTTATAACCAAGAATTTATTACCTTTAGAATCAACTGTTGAAACATCATCTATTTTTTTAAATGTAAAAGGCTCATCTGACACTTTCAAGGAAAACCAAACACCCTTTTCTCTTCCTTTTGAGACCCTTATTGTATTAAGATCTTCGGCTTTTTTAATAAGAGTTAATGAATATTCTGTTTCTGTTAATTGAAATATACGATAAATACCATTATGTTCTAATTCGTTTTTTAGAAAAACAATATCTCCGTCAGTAGGGTACTCGTCTAAAAAAGTATTATCAACCTCTCCTATAAAGCCATCTCCATTTGGCGTTATTGATAAGAAATTTGAAGAGGTTGCTACGGAGACCGTTATATCTGAATAATCCTCTATTGTTTGAAACTCTTCTAATATAGTTATTGTAGGAACACCGCTATTATTGTAAAATATATTAATTAAATTTCCTTTTACTGCAATATTATCAATATCTCCATAAAGGAAATTAATATCGTTTGATGTTGATTCTAACGTAAATAAAAAATACCTACCTGCAAGACTTAAATTATTTGATATATTAACTAAACCATTTTCTATTAATGATGTTATAAGAGTATTTGATTTAGTAGTTTCTGTGATATTATAATACGGACTTTCTTCTGTTAATTCTATAATAGAAGGATAAATAGGCTCTATTGATACGCTATTTTCATTTGCTCCTCCTATAATAATAAAATTAACTTCTAAATATGATGCGTTATTATTATAATATACTAATATTCTTCTATCTCTAATATTTTTGTATTGTGCTTGTTTCCCATATTTTAACAACAAAGGATATGACTTACCACCACTCTTTATAAAAACAAACGCATCATATAGAGTATCATCAGATGGAATTGTTTCGGGGGATTGATATACAATATTACTAGGTAGATAAGAAAACACACTTTTAATCTCTGATAAAGTAGATTCTGCAAATTCAATATTAATAATGCCATTGTTATAATAAACTGCTCCTCTATCTCTAAAATGAGTTATATTCCCACTTTGTATAAAGTCGTTTATCTCCTCAAATTGAGTCCCAACCATTAATGGGGTAATTGATTCTTCAATTACAGATGTTTTTATTTGTAAGGCTCTTGCCTTTAATGTTTCTAAGCTCATTATGAAAATGTTTTATTAAAAATTCTATTAAATACTCTTTTATATTTTAATTGATTTTCCATAAATAGATGTTCTGTTTCTCTTAAATCAATCTTACCTACTTGAAAACCTATATTAAAACCTTCTCTTTCAGATATTTCAATTTCTGTACTCGTTGAGCGTGTATGACCTATATTGTCAATAAAAATATTATCTAATGCAAATATACTATTTACTTTGAATAACATCCAAAGTGGAATACCATAATTTGCTCCTATAGTTAATCTTTTTATTAAATAAGGCATCCCATATAAAGGAACGCTATTTATAAATTGGTCTTCCATATCCTCCGTTTTTAATTTAGGAGTTTGTTCGTCTGGTCTAAATCCACCCTCTACCCTTAAATGATATATAAATTGTTCTCCATTTAAATTAAAAATTGTATCAAAATCATTCTCTGTATTATAATAAGAAAATAATACTGTCCCTTGTTTTGTGTTTATTACATTAAACAAATGAGATTTTGCCAATATTGTTTCATTTGAAAGTATCTCTACATAAAAACAACCTAATTTCTCAAACATAGAAATAGAGCAATATCCAAAACTCATATCTAAATTTATATCGTATAAAGAAAAAGTAACTTCGTAAACTAAATCATTATATACATTACGAACTCTTGCTTTCAGTGAGGCAAACTCCCCCCTGTTAAATCTCACCGGTATAGATATAATATCTTCGTGATAGAAATTTTGAATGTAGCTTTTTTGTTCTACAAAATATATATCTGTTTGTTCTTCTTTAAACCACAAAGGGCAAAGGTTTGGTATTGCTATTTTATTACTTAATATCATATTTCTTTTTGTAATAATTCGTAACTCTCTTCTGAATAAACACCTTGATTTGTTGTTATCTCACTAATATAACCATTGTATTTAACTCCTTTATAATAAAGTTCATACATTCTTGATGTATTCCCATTTTCAAAGATACTTAAATTTTTTAATTTGTCGGATGTTTTGAATTGAATTTTTATAGGAAAAAATATTGGCTCTGAAACTTCTATACTTCCTTGCTCATTTATATACGTTTCTTCATATAACATTTTACTTTTAACCTTTGAATGACAAGATGTTGATGCGTATATTATCGGTCTTTCATTTATATGTTGGCTTATAGCTATATAAGGTTTATTTCTTAATAGCATTCGCATAGGAGAAAATGGTATATTAAATGCTGTTTTTACATCATAAAATCCAGAATGATTATAAGTATTGTCTAATCTCCTATCTAAAATATATCTATATACTATAACATTTCTATTATACCACCTATCCTTCTCAAAATGTGTTGAATAATTAGGGTTTACAGCAAATGCAAATATTTTTGTGTCGTTTTCATTGTCATTTGATGCTGTGTTATAAACATCATTCATAAATTTTTCAATATCATACATTCCACATATATACGGACTTACTAAGTCTAATTTCTTTGTTTCTCCTAAATTTACTCTTAAAGAGAAAGTATTCTCACAATTAAATTCTTTAATACCATTTTCTTTATTGCTACTTTCCGTCTTACTTCCTGCATTAAAAGAGTTATAACAATGTGTCGTATCTGATAGTATCTTAAAAGAATTGAATTTATCTATCTGCCTAAACACCTCTTTTTTGAACATCTTTTCGATATTCATAAATGTGATTTTATTACCCTCTATATTGTAATAAATTCCGTTGCATCTTAAAAAACTAACTAAATCTTTAAAATTACCTCGTATGTATAAAAATTCATTTTCTTGTCTTATTCCGTCAGAAGAAGAAAGCAAAATGTCGAAAGGCAAATCAACATCCCATTGCATCTCAAATTTTGGATTATAAGGAGTTCCGTTAGTAATTCTATGCAGTAAAGTTTCTGCATAACTTTTTATTCCAATACAAATTATATCTTTTTTATATTCTCCAAATGTTTCTGAATATATTTCAATATGTGTTTCAAATGAATCCCCTGCATTTATACCATATTTACGAGGATATAAAAAAGAAGCACTATCTCCTCTTAAAAATAGTTCTAAATAATCCCCCTCAATCATAGGAATAGAAAAATCAAGTTCTTCCGATTCAAATTTTATTGCTCCTTTCCATTTTACTGCGAAATTACTTTTATAATAAACAGAACCTGTCAAATTTAAAATGTCTCTCCTGCTCTCAGGGTCTGTTCCATGGGTCTTTCTTAATAATATCCTTTCATCTCCATAGTTTATGTCTTTAATCAATGGATTATTATAATCTATATCAATTTTTATTTTTATCTTTATATTTACAGTTGTGTCTTTTACACACTTAAATTTCATACTACCAAATGGGTCTCCATTGTCTTTTACGAAAATAAGGCTATCTGTGAAATCTCTTACTGCTCTATCTCCGGGCAATAAATAATGCCCATAACCACCACCACCATAAGTCTCTTTTAATTTAGAATTAACACCTAATTGAAGAATATTCTTTGATAATTTCTTAAAACTGTCATATTTAAGATAAGAATACGGACTTGCTAATCTAATTTCGTAATTTTGGTCTTGAAAACTATCTATTAATGGTGCTAATCCTACTTCCGATATATCAACCTTAATCCCAGTGAAATTATCTTCATATGTCTTAAAGTCTATCTTTCCATAATAAAAATCTTCATATTCAAAATTATCATTTCTCCTCTCTATTTTAATAAAAACATTATCAGCACCATAACCCTCTTGTGTGAATATCTCTTTTAATAAAGAATATCCATTACCTACAAATTCTAAAGGAACAGAGAACTCTCTAATACAAGTTAAACTTTCATTCCTTGTAAAAGATAATCCTTGCTCCTCCCAACCTATCGGGTCTTGTATTTTAGTAGTTACGTCATTATATATTATATAATAATCGTACTTTCTACCCATTTTAATTATATCATCCATTGAGCTCCACATTTACAAACACCATAGTGCATATCTTTATACTTTCTTATATATATTATTCTTCTTCCACAAAATGCACAAGTTGTGAATCCTATTATGTACGCTCTAAAAATTAGAGAAAGTAAAAATGATATAACAAACAAACAAAATAATACCAATAATGTAATTAATAATATTTTCATGACTTTTTTAATTTATGATATTTTTCTCCTAGTAACATTGCATCAAATGTGCTTAAACCTCTATTTATTACTTTTTTATTTGATTTGTTCTGCTTCCTTAATTCAGACAATATTAAATAAAAATCAAAATTTTCATCTTTTCTGTTTTTCAAAGATAATGTTTTATCTCTTTCAAAAGCATCTAAACTTGGAAATATTTTAGTGCCTTTTTCCAATTTCATTAAAGTAGGAGTGCTTGGGGATATGCCAATTTCTCCACTAGGGCTTATGTAAGGCTCTCTTTTACCACCGTCTCCTAATACTGCATATCCTGTACTATCCATTACACCTCCGTCTTTAAAATACGGTATGCTTTGAGCCATAATAACACCTACTTGTGCAGCCGCTAAAGCAACGTATAAAGGGGTTAATGCACCTGCAACATTAAGAGGGTTCATTATCATTTGTGCCATACCCATCATAACATTTCCAACCGCAAATGCTTGGTCGATTAAAAATTGCTGTCTTTTCCTTTCCTCCTCTTGTTTTTCTATGTCTCTTTGTACAGAATCATAATAAGTTTGTATTTTCAGCTTCTCTTCCTCTGCTTTTTCTTTTGTCATTACCTCCCCATCTGCGGCTAATGCTCCTTTCTTTTCTCTATCCTCTATATCGGCTAATCTTTCAGACTCTATCCTAGAGTATAATTCTGATAAATCTTCTAACCTTTTATATTCCATATCAAAAAGAGAATCGCTAAGAGATTGAAGAATATCTAAATTTGTCTTTAATAATTCCCAATTAATACGCTCTATCTCATTTTTCTTCCATTCTTCTATTTTTAATTGCTCTTTTGCACTATCTTCTTTGTTTTTTGTTATAGTTTTATTTGTCTCTTCGTCTATCTTTATTATTTCATCATCTATTTCTTTTTTCTTTTTCTTCTTTTCTTCTTCAATCATTGTGATAATACCAGCCGTATTAGATGCTGCTTTTTCTGCTGCTTTATGTACATTGTCTATCTCCTCTTGAGTTCCTCCAGCTTGTCTTATCTTTTCCGCTTCTGCATTGGCGTTTGTTATAATAAGATTTCTATAATAATCAGTATCACTTTTTTTGATTTCATCATACTTCTTGTTAATCTCCTCTAATTCTTTTTCTTTTAATTTTCTTTTCTCAGATAAAGAATTTAACTCCGCATTATATTGAAGTTCATTTGATTTTTTTTCAGCATCTGCTATTATTCGTTCTGCACTTTTAAAATAGACTTTTGTTCCTTTTAGTCTTTCAGTTTGTTGTTGTATTATCTCTATATTTTTTAATGCAAGAGATTTTTCTTCTTCTGTATTTGCTTTATCGTATCTTTTTTGTATCTCGCTTATTTCATATTCGGCATTTTTAATGTTAATAGATGTATATTCTTTTTGAAGATTAAGCATATTTGTATAATACTCATCCTCAGCTTCAATATCTTTTTTTCTTCTATTGTCGGATATTGTCTTTAATGCTTTTGAATATTCAGCTAGTAATTCAGTCGTATTTAATCCGTGTTCTTCGTTATATTTAAATTTTTTTTCTAATGCTTCTTGTTCATCTATTAATTCTCTTTTATTTTTCTCTTTTGATTGTTCAAGTTCTAAATCTAATAATTTTGTTTTTACAGTAAACCAATCGTTTGAATATGCTTGTCTGTCAATAAATGAATTTTGTTCAGAGTTTGCCATATCAAATAACGCTGATGAATAATCGTTTAATTTTGCAATTAATCTATTATATTGATAAATCTCTGCTTCGTATTGTTTTTCGTTCTTTTCTCTTCCTTTTCTTCCTTTATCCTCTCCTGATATAAGTTCTTGCATTAGTTCATAAGCTGTTTTTCTATTGGCGTTCATTTGAATAGTAGCAGAATTAATAGTCGCAATCTCTTTCATTATTGAAGATGCCTTTTTCTTATCAACAACATTATAAAGTATTGATGTTATTTTGTTTATATTTTTAGCATAAACATCAGATGTATCATCAAATAAACTATTAAAAATTAAATTTATATCAGAAAAGCCTTTCTTTAAATCTCCAGATTTCATAGCTTCAAAAAACTTTGCGTTTGCTTCTGAAATAGCTTTCTTTGTTTCTTCCTCGTTTAATAAATCTCCTTTCCTTTCTTTTGCTAACGATATATAATAATTTTGATATTGTTGCTTTATATTTTCAAGGCTATTTTTTACCGCATCAACATCTTCTTCTTTAAATAATTTAAGCGTGTCTTGTGCTTTCCTTAATCTTAAATATTGTTCTCCAGCTTTATTTGCGTATTCAGTAGCTGCATTCATTTTTATTGTATAATCAACAAAATCTTGTGCATATTTTTTATACGCTTTTAAAGCATCATTTACATTATCCACTTTCCCATAATAGTCTCCTAACACATCGTTGTATTTTTCAACTAAAGCCTTGCTATTTCTTACAGAACCTCTTATTCCGTTTTCGTTATTTTCCCATTTCTTTAATGCTATTCCTAAAAATTCAACATCTCCAACCGTGCTATGTGTCGCATTTCCCAACTCACCCATTTGTTCTATTAACGCTCTTTGCGTATTTGTCATTTGAACAACATATTCTTTGCCTTTTAGTAACTGCTTAACAAAATTACTTATTTCTTTTCCATATAGCGTAAAAATAAGTACCCCAACAGATGCTATAAAGTTTAATCCTAATAGTTGTCTTGCAAATATTTTTAAAGCACCACCATAACCAACTACTTTTTGAGTGTTATCGTCAATAGAATTTGCTACTGCCTTAAAATTAGCAAATAATGGTACTAAGTTATTACTTAATGAACCAATACCGATTTGAGCTCCATATGCAAAAGCTGGTAACTCACGGAATACTTGCACTAAAGAAAAAGTGGCACTTTCATAATTTCCTACATTCAAAGTGTTATCGCCAACAGACTTATTTAAAAGTCGCATTTGCTCCCTTACTTGTGCTGCTTTTTTCGCTGCTTCTTGAAATTGGATGCTATTTTGTCCATGTGCAGCACCTAAATTAAGAGCATTTATCTTTAATAGAGCATATTGTTGTTGTAATTTTTGATATTCTCCTACGTTTGCTGTTACACCAATTGCTTCTTCTTTTAACTTTGCTAATTTTTCAGAATTTAATCTGTTTATGTTTGATATTTCACTTGCTTCTTTTGAATTTAAAACAGATTGCCTTTTCTTTACACTCTCCAATGATTTCTCTGATGCAGAAAGTTGTTTGTTATCTACAGTTTGTTTTTTTATAAGGGAGGTTTGTTTTTGTTGTAAAGAATGAATCTCTTTCAATAGGGATACTTGTTCTTTTAGTGATGTGTTTTCCCCTCCAGATGCCATAAAAGAATCCAATTTTTTTGCGGCTGCTTCTAAAGATTGTGAAATTGCATCTATCTGTGATTGTATTTCATCAAAACCTAAGTCTTTTATTCCTAATTTTGGCATTTTCTTTATTGTTGTTTAGTCTGTTAATTATTGATATGTATCTTCCGTAATTTATGTTCTCATCAATTAGATGTCCACATTCATTAATAAATGTAATCATATCATAAAAATCACTCTCTTTTATCTCTTTTGGCTCTTTCTCTTCTTTCTTTGATAATGTTTCTATCTTTGTGTCTATAACATTAATAACATTCTTTAATTCTTTTATTAAATTAATCTTATTACTCGTATTATATCCTAATTCTTTTAATCTGTTTATCGCATTTACACCATCGCTAAACAATAAAATATAATAACAAGAAATAAGTAATAATCTATCATTATTTAATCTATCTAAAGTCTTTATTTTTCTTTTTGTTGCGATTGCTTCTTCGTTTTGTGATATTTGACTATGCTCGTCTTGTATTAACAAAAATGCTTTTATATAAAATTTAAGAGGAGTTGGAATTTTATACTTTCTAAGAACTTTAAAATCACTATGTATAACTATCCTTATATATTCTTTTAATGTTATATCATAACAAGAAGTGTATAAATTCAACATAAAGGCTTTCTCTATTAATAAATTCAAAGTCTTCCGTAAAGTTAAATACATCTTTTGGATACTCAAATAAGAAAACGCTTTTTTGCTCTGATTGAGAATATAATTCAGCAAGTTTTTTTTGATTATCATAACTTAATCTTTTTTTTGTTTCATTCATGCAACCGCACCCCATATTCTTCTAATTTTAAATTTAATACAGGTAATAATAATTCATATAATAAATATTTTTTTGCTTCTTCGCTTAACCCTAATAAGTCTTTCCCATATTTAGCCTCTAATTTAGCTATAATTGGCGAAGAATAAGCATCTATTTCAATATAATCTTCTGATAATTTAACCTTTATATAATCATGGAATAATTTACCATTTACAAATAAATTGGGTACATCAAAAGGTCTATCTCCAAATACACCTAATATGTTTTTTTTAATTTTATCTTTTCTTGCTGCGTATCTTAATGCACTCTCTTTTGTCTTAAAAAAAGGGTCATCAGAATATTTAGGAGAAAGTAAATCTCCACTACCCGATAACCCTGCAAATAATTGGTCTTTTTGTAAAGTTAATATATCATCGTTTAGACTTTGTAGGCTTTCTAACACCAACTCTTTGAATAGTAGGCTTAACGCTCGAAAGTTCTCCGTTATCTTGTATATCCTTTCCATTTATTTTGTCATATAACTCTGATAAAACCAATTCCTTATCCTTTATACCAAACAAGTTATCTTTGTTTGATAACACAAATTTAATAAATTTATCTTTAGAATGTTTTTTAACTAAAGATAGGGGGATACTTGTTCCCCCTATTTTTATCCTATTCATTACGCTACTGGTATTACTACTGTAATTTCGTTACTTTCAAAACCTCCTGCTTTTGGAGAACCAATTCCAATAGTTGCACCTGCTAAAACAGATGGTTTATTCATCTTGATTTTGTAAGTTCCTGCTGTCAATGTAAATGTTACTTTATCTTCATCTCCATTCAAAGCAACAACTGGTTCTTGTGTAACTCCGTCTTTTGTTATAATAAAAACATCATTCTCTAGTATTTCGGTTGGGTATTTCTTAATTAGATTTTCTCCCGAATTTTCAATTGTCGCTGAAATTGTTACACCCGATACTGTTGGTATTTCTGATTCTAATTTTACATCTAATATACCTGCTAATTCTGTTTGAATAGCTATATCGTCCAATGCTAGATTAAATGCTACAACTCTATCTGTTAATTGTTTTGCACTAGAGAAAATAATTCTTACAAGTCTATCATTTGGTTCATCATTCGTTCCATAAACAAATGTAGCAAAATCAATAGTGGAAACCATAAAAGGATATAAAAATCCATCATCCACTTTTTCCCCTATTAATGCTCCATTTCTGTCTATTAAAAGGATGTGTTTACCAACACCATTGTGTTTGCGTAATTTCTTCCAATGTTCAATACCTGTATTCTCATGTTTGAAAATAAAGTGAGGAATACCCTCTTTACCTTTTTCTAAAAACCCATAACCAACTTCATTAAAAGTTGTTTCGGAAGTGTTGTTAGTAGGCATACCTTTTATTTGTGTGATTGGGTATATTCTACCTGCACTAGCTAAGGTTGATTCTTGTAATGACGAAACAACCTCTCTTGCTGTTTTTCCTTTAACTTCTAATTTAAAGTCATTGTCTGTAATTATAAAACCGACAATTTTGTCTAGTTCAAAATTACAAGAAGTAAAGCCTACGTTGTTTGCTCCACCTTTTTGGCATTCGCCTACGTTTAAATAATTACTCATTGCAGTTCTTTTTAATTTTTAACTTAATATTTTTTAATTCTATTGCATCTATAACATCTCCAAATGTCGATTCAACTCCATAAATACTTTCTTTACCATAACAATACCATATTTTCCTATTCGCTTGACCGTCATAAATAAGCCTAAAGGATAATTGCATTACTTCTCTTAACTTCTTTTCTATCTTTAACAAAATAGGCTTAATTGTGATTAAATCCCTATCCTCTGACTTAAACTCTTGCAATGTGCTTGTACCGATAACTATCGACTTTATTGTTACTAAAATATTACCGTCTGTATCTATATCTCCATATTCAACACCTTGTGAATTGATATATATAAAAGGATAATAAGATTTTTCGTTATTTAAACAAGTCTTTACAATATTTACAAACTCTATTACACTCGAGTGATAAAAAAGCAATTCTGGCAATATATGTGCTTTTGATTCTAAAGGAGTATTTACATCTTCTCTTATCTCTATAAGATAGTTTTGTATTTTAGGTATTATATTCTCTCTAAAAACATCTTGTATTAAAACATTATTCCCCATTTTAATAAAATATTTGTTTAAATTTATATTCAAATTCTGGTAATTTATGTGTTTCTGTTTCATATAACCCATAATTATCTTTTAAATATTCGTAAAAAGGGAAAAGCATTTCATCTATTTTATTCCAAGCGTTTCTTTGTTCTAAAAATACACCTAAATTTTGTCCTAACTCATTATTAAGATTAGAAATACCTCCAACTGTTTTCCTTGTTTCTTTTGCAATAGCAAAGAAAAAACAATAATTTGCAATAGGAGATATTTTATATTCATCATTAACGAGATAACTCTTTAATACTACCCATTTAGAATCAACATCTTCATCTGCTAATCCTAACAACATATCATTATAAATACCTGCTCCAACAATCTTAGTCATAAATTCTAACTCCTTACGTTTTATTAACATTGTTAATTTTGAACGGTAAGCATCATTTACTGATTTTGAAGTTGCAGAAGTTGAATAATCTGTCAAATTTGGCAATTCTAAATCGTCTATAAAAAAAGATGTATCTATTAGCATAATTTGTATTTTTAAAAAAAAAGGTTGGTCGAACAAACCAACCTTTTTTTATTTTTATCTACGAATAACTACTTTACCTTGTTTCGCCAATCTTTCGGCTAATTCAGATTGTATTTCATACTCTTTATTAACAATCATATACTTACTCCTTGAAGTTGCCACAACTTTGGTTTTATTTGCCAAGTTAATAGGAGTTTCTTTCTTTTGTTTTGCCATTTTAGTGTAATTTTAATTAAACATTTGCTGCTTGTGCGACAATAATAGTATCTGTTAATGTAGTACCTGTTAAAGTAACTGTAAACGAACCTGTTCTTGCTGGTGCTGCAACCCCTGAATTTGCTGTTACAATAACACAAACGGTATTACCTGCTGCTTCTACGGTAAACCAAGTATCTGCTACATTATCATTTACAACAGTCCATTCTCCAGATGCTGTAACAATACTATGCTGAATATCTCCGTCTTTATCAAACTCTTGTAGGTTAGTTGCTGAAATCTCAGGAGTTACAGGTTCAGGAACTGTAACTCCTGTAGTTTTTGCAATAGCTTCTTGAATAGTTGCAATGCTATCATAGCAAATTGCTCCTAACTCTACCGCTGGACAATAAGATTTTGCGTAAAGTTCAAAGATGATTGTTCTAAGGTTTAAGTCAATATCTGAATAATATTCTGTACCAACTTTTTGAACTCCATAACCCTCTTTTGTCTTAATTTCATTAACGAACAATTGCCAATATCTATCATCCATTACTAATGTATCTCCTGCTGGGATAATATCACTACCAACAATAACAAATGTCAATTGGTTGATTTTAGCCATTACCTCAGCAGTCATAGGTCTGTTTGTAGAATCTTTAATTAATTGCAATTTAGCATAATCCAAAGAATTGATAAAACAAACATTCGCATCAAATCCTAACATCTCAATTTGTGTCATTTGTGCGAAAATAGCATCTGAAATATCAGGAGCAGATACTGTATTAGCCAATGCTGGAACATTAAAAGCTGGTGCAACCTCAATAATACCTAACAAATGGTCTGCTCCACCTTCTCCTGCCACAACCTCTTTTTCTAAAGCTCTAAAAATTTCTCTTTGTGCTCTAGTTTTTAAGTCATTGAAAAACTCGGTAAATTCTAAAAATTCATCAGATACTTTTATTCTTACAGGTATTTTCTTGATTACAGCTTCTGCATTGTTGTAAGAAGTAGAATAAAGAGGTTTTAATGCTCCTTCTTCTGTTACTGCTGCGTTTCCTTCTGAACCTGCAAGGTATGTGTATTTTGTTGCTTGTGTTCTTGTTTGCCCTTTATTCAAACGTGCGACAACTCCTAGACGAGGGCTTGGTGCTGCGTGAATTTTTTTATCTACTGTTGTAGAAACAAAATCAGGTGCAACAGAAACAACATCAGCTAAAGTCATAACAGTAGCAGCTCTCAATGAGGTTGCTTCAAATTCTCCTTTTTGAGGGGAATTTCCTGATAATATAGACTCGTGCATTTTACGCAAAGACTTTTCTAAGGGTTCTAAATCTTTTCCAAATACGTTTTTATTAGAAACATCTCTGTTAGATTCAACTTTGTCTTGTAAATCTTTGATAGCATCCATAATTTGGTCTTTGTCTTTCACTCCCCTCTCCGATAATTCCTTAATCTTTGATTGAATATCCTCGTCAATATCTTTCCCGATAATTGTACGTATAGACTCAATCTTTTTTGCATCTTCCTCTCCGAAACCCATTTCAGATAAGAACTCTCTAAAGTTTTTTTCCATTTCTTTTATTTGTTTTTGTTTATAATAGTAGCCCAAACATCAATTAATGAACGTGTGGACTTCGATTTTTCTATATTTAATTTTATTAATTCTTCTGAATAACCTCTTACTGATAACGTGGGAGTTATTCTATTTGAGCCAAGAACAACAGCACTAACAGCCAAAATAGGTGCTTTCTCGAAAGTAGTAAACCAACCTCTTTTATCTGCTACTTCTTTATTTATAAGTAGAGGATAGTATTTTTCCCAATTTTCAGCATAACTTCTTTCATTTCCTGCATATTCTGGATTTACACATAAATACTCAATTCTATTACTCCAATCAAACTCTATCGAATGATAACGAACCCTATTTTTTTTATATTGTCTAAACATGTTTGGATTATCGTCTTTTTCAAAAACACTTTTAAACTTAAACACATCCACCTCTGAATCATTATCTACATTTAAAGAACGTAAACTCATACGCTCAACGGATGTGGTTATTTCATTAGATATTAAATGTTCAAAATCCCGAATATGGTCTGCATTATGTAATACAGTATTGTTTAAGCTATCTTCCAAGCAAGAGCGTGTAAACATTGTATTATGAGAATCTAAATAATTAGATATAATTCCTACTCCTACGACTTCAACACTATCTTCTGTGTTGTTTATGTCTGAATTGACAACCTCTTTACAGTCAATATTGACAATCTCTCTTATTTCTTCTATTTTCATTATACTACCTCCTTGAATATATTGTTAGCTTCTTCCTCTGTTATAATATTTGCTTGAACTCCATTTGATAATCCTTGCATAATTGTTTGTACCGAACTTCCTTTTTTTGCTTTTATTGCTGCGAAAAATTCATATTCAGAATAATCCAATTCTATTTTTCCTTTTATATTTGTATTAAATAAAACCTTATCTAAAAACAAAAGGATATGATTAGCTAAAGGAGATACACACCTTATATAAAATGCTTCTTCTGCTTCTGTTTGACTTTTATATGCTCCTGTTTTTATAGCAAGTAATTGAGGAGGATAGTTAAAAGCATTACAAATTGACCTTTCTAATTCTACTTTTGAATTTGGAACGTCTAATTGTTGAGTAGGTATGCTTAAATCATGGACATCACCCTCCCTCTCTGATATTACATATTTTTTATCTCCAGAGTTTTTGCCGAAATTTTGCCTAAGTTCCTCTTCTAATTTCTCTTTATTTTCAGGTATAATTGTTTCAGAATATGAATAATCGTCTGCTCCGTTCTTAAAACATATCATTTTATTAGCACCACCATTTGCATAACTATTCATAAGTGCATCTATTGCATTCGCATATGCTTCTATCTCTGACCGACAAGATACAATAGGACAATAAAAAGATTCTTCTATATTCCTTTCAAACAGATTAATTTCAAATAAGTTGTTTTTTATTGTTTCAATTTCAACTGTATCATTTTTTTTAACTTTGTATCTTACTGATTTTACTATCCTTTCACTAAACTTCTGTTCATACTCTATCTCATCTATATCTATATTCTTTATTATAAAAAACTCATCTGCTCCTAATGGGTAATTTTTCTTTAAAATAATACATCTACCATATAGAACTAACTCAAAAGCAATAGAAGATAGAAAATTTCCGTTAAAGAATCTATTTGGTTTATTTATTAATGATAAAAAACGATTAGAAGAAGTATCTGTTATTTCTTTTCTCTTTTTATCTGAAATCCATATAGGAGTATTCCTAATTGCGGAGGTTATATCATTTACAATGTTAAATATTATTCCATAATCTTTGTAAACCGAATATATTTCTTCCGCATTTCTTACATTGATGCTTATTGCATTCTTTCTAACAAAAGAATACATATTCTTACCACTACCACTATTCCTTGAATAATGTTTAGATACGAAATATTTCTCTATTGATTTTAAAGGATTCATAAAAACAAAATTAAATATTTATAACAAAATTGTTCAATATTAAAAATAAAATATTACATTTGTACAATACAAAGGACAATATGAAAGAAAAGGAATTGCAAGAAGAAAGGATTAAGATAGGGTTAATTCTTA